ACAACATCGTCGGCCCGTCTGGTGTGCGCCTGCAGAGCCGCGTGGAAGATCGCCCCGGTGTGCCCGACCGCTTGGCTTGCGCCGCGATTGAGTCGGCTTGGCAGGCTTGGCAGCGCGAGGCCGACGCGCAGGGCCGGCAGCACTTCCGCGACCTCTGCGCCACGCTGGTGGGCGGGCTGCCGTCAGACGGCGAGTTCTTGGTGGCCGTGGTGCGCGGCCCACAGGCCGGCAACCGGTGGCAGTTTGCGCTGCAGGCGATTGACGTGGATCGCATCGACACCACCTACAGCGGGCGCCATGGCAACAACGCCGTGATCATGGGCGTAGAGGTCAACGACCACCGGCGCCCTGTGGCGCTGCACCTGTTCGCAGCGCACCCAAACGACGGCATCAACAGCAGCCGCCAGCGCGTGCGCCTGCCCATGGAGGACGTGATCCACGCCTACAAGGTCGAGCGCCCCGAGCAGCTGCGCGGCATCCCTTGGATGGCGCCGGGTATGCTGAGCCTGCACCACTTGGGCAATTTCAAGCTCGCGGCGCTGCTGGCCGCCGAGCACGGCGCCAACCACTACGGGTTTTTCACGACGCCCGACGGGCAAGCGCCCATTGGCGGCCTGAGCGCCGACGGCGAGGCGGTGACCGTGAGCCAGCCCGGCACCTTCGACACGCTACCGCAGGGCGTGAGCTTCCAAGCCTACGACAGCAAGTACCCCGAGGCCTCGTTTGGCCCGTTTGTCAAGACCACGCTGCAGCGCATCTCGAGCGGCTGGGGCGTGGCCTACCACTCGCTGGCCAACGACCTCGAAGGCGTGTCGTTCTCCAGCATCCGCAGCGGCACGCTCGAAGAGCGCGACCGCTGGATGGCCGATCAAGAGTGGTTTGTGCAGGTGCTGCTGGAGCCGGTTTTCCGGCGCTGGCTGGAGTGGGGCTTGCTCATGGGCACCATCACCATGCCCACCGGCAGCGCGCTACCCGCCGCCAAGCGCGAAAAGTTTACCCGCCACGAGTGGCAGCCCCGGCGCTGGGACTGGGTGGACCCCAAAGCCGACACCGAGGCCAACATCCTCAAGGTCAAGGCCGGCCTGATGAGCCCGCAAGACCTAAGCGCCGCCATGGGCTACGACTTCGAGGACACGCTCAAGAGCATCAAGGCCGCGCAGGACTTGGCCGCCGAGTACGGGGTGCACCTCACGGCCTACGATGGATTGCCGGGTGCGCAGGCCGCGCCCACTACCAGCGCTGCGCTGGTAGCGCCGGCTGGCAAATAGGCCATCGGCTTACAAACCAAGCCCCGCTGCGGCGGGGTTTTTGCCCCCCGACTTTTTCGCAATTTGCCTTGTTTGCGAAACATGGTCGGCGGTCAAATGCTCGCATGAGCAAGCAATCCACACCGCTGCACGGCCTCGAGCGCCACCTGAGCAAGGGCCGCGCCGAGCGCGCGCTTTTGGTAGAGCGCCAGGCCATCAACGACGCGGCCCGCACCGCCGTGCTGGCCTTTGCGTCAGAGCTGCCCTATGAGCGCTGGTGGGGAATCGAGATTTTGGACGTGACCGCCACGTCTATGCGCCAGAGCCGGCTGCGCTCTGGTGCCAACCTTTTGATGGATCACGACCATAAAGACGTCGTGGGCGTCATCGAGTCTGTCGAGATCGGGGCCGACCGGGTAGGTCGGGCCGTGGTGCGCTTTGGCAAAAGCGCAAGGGCAGAGGAGGTGTGGCAGGACGTGCGCGACGGCATCCGCCGCAATGTAAGCGTCGGCTACATGGTGCACAAGGCGCAACTGATCGAGGTGGATGATGGGCTGGAAACCTATCGCATCACCGATTGGGAGCCGTTCGAGGTGTCGCTGGTCTCCGTGCCGGCCGATGCCACCGTAGGCGTAGGCCGCAGCTTGGAAAACGACCGGCAGGACGTTGACCCAGACGCGCCAGACGCCACCCCGGCTGCGCAAGCCGAAACCCAAACCCAAACCCAAGCCCCCATCAAGGAAAAAGCCATGACTATCGAAGTCGCAGAGCAGCGCAACCACGCTGCCGAAATCAGCAAAATCGCCGCTTCGTTCCCCGGCGGCGCCGATCTGGCCATGAGCGCGATCCAGCGCGGACTCACGGTCGAGCAATTCCAGCGCGAGGCGTTGGACAAGCTGGCATCTGCTCCCGTGCCCACCGCCGACATTGGCATGGACAAAAAAGAGGTGCGGCGGTATAGCTTCCTGCGCGCCATCAACGCGCTGGCCAACCCCGGCGATGCCGCCGCCCAGCGCGCAGCCGCTTTCGAGCGCGAGTGCTCGGATGCCGCCGCCGCCAAGCTCGAGCGCCAGCCCGGCGGTCTGCTGGTGCCGTTTGATGTGCAAAAGCGCAGCATGGTGGCCGGCACGCCCACTGCTGGCGGCAACATCGTGGCCACCGATCTGCTGACGGGTTCGTTCATCGACATTTTGCGCAACGCCATGGTGATCAACGGCATGGGCGCGCAGACCCTCACCGGCTTGGTGGGCAATATCGCCATCCCCAAGCAGACCGGCGCTGCCACATCGTTTTGGGTGGCTGAAGATGCCGCCCCGACCGAGAGCCAGCAGACCATTGGCCAAGTGCCCATGACGCCCAAAACCGTGGGTGCCTTCACGGACATTTCGCGCCGCCTGATCCTGCAAGCCTCGCTCGACGTGGAAAGCATGGTGCAGCGCGATTTGGCCACCGTGCTGGGCTTGGCGATCCAGCAGGCCGCCATCAACGGCACCGGTGTGAGCAACCAGCCCTCTGGCATCTTGACGCTGGTCACATCCAATGCCGCCGTGGGCGGCACCAACGGCGGCGCTCCCACGTGGCAGCACGTGGTTGACCTCGAGACCGCTGTGGCTGTGGCCAACGCCGACGTAGGCAGTATGGGCTACCTCACCAATGCCCGCGTGCGTGGCCGTCTGAAATCGACCTCCAAAGTGACCGGCCAAAACGGCTTCATTTGGGAGGACGGCGGCACCCCTGTCAATGGCTACCGCGTGGGCGTGACCAACGCCGTGCCGTCGAACCTGAGCAAGGGCACCGGCACCAACCTCTCGGCCATTTTGTTCGGGAATTTTGCCGACCTGCTGATCGGCATGTGGGGCGGGCTTGACCTGATGGTCGATCCGTACACCGGCGGCGCTGCCGGCACCGTGCGCGTGCGCGTGTTGCAGGACGTTGATGTGGCCGTGCGTCACGTCGAGTCGTTCAGCCGCATGGTTGACGCCATCACACAGTAACCCTAGCCGGCGCCTGCACCATGTTTGCCGAAGACCTCAGCGTGTTTTTCCGCGACTTTGGGGCGCAAGCCACCCTAGGGGCGGCGA